ATGATTGAATTCGTTACGCTCGATGAGGCTAAAGCGCATTTGCGCATAGATACTGACGCCGGAGACGATGACCTTCAGCAAAAGATTTATTCCGCAAGTGCCGCCGTCCTCGATTACATCCAAAGTTCTCGCGATGTCGTGGTTGATGATGATGGCAACGTGATAACAGGGACAAATGAACTAGACAGGGTGAAAATGGCCACGCTGATTTTAGTGGGTATTCTTGACCGGGTTCGAAACGGTGAAGAGGAAACCACCTATCAACACGGTTATTTGCCGTTTTCAGTTACAAGCCTGATTTATTCCTTGCGTCAGCCGACCATTATCTGAGGACACACGATGAAATGTGGTGGTTGTGCCGCTCGTCGCGAGTGGATCAAAAAGATGACACTACTTGCTTATGAACGAACCTTTGGAAAACTCGCTAGTCGAGGCAATAAAAGCACAAACTCAGGCGATAACGCGTCTCGCTGAATCAAATGAAGGTCTTGTGGCCATCATTTATGAAACGTTGCTTGCTGATCCTGAAAATGGGAATCCGTCTCAAACCTATCTGAGTGGAAAACCGCGAGGATAAATAATGGAAGCGGGAAGATTACGTAAACGAGTGGCCATTCAATACCCGGAAGAAACGTATGATCCCGCTTTCGGGACAATCTCTGTTGAATGGAAATTACTCGCTAATGTCTGGGCTGAGGTTGCGCCACTATCCGCGCGGGAATATATCGCGGCTTCGGCGCTGGATTCTGTCGTCACGGCCAGAATAACGATCCGTTATCGTGATGACATCACGAACGAAAATCGCATTGTTTATAGAGATAAAATTTATAACATTCAGGGTACGCTCAATGATATTTACTATTATTCCGACTATATAACTCTCCCTTGTTCTCAGGATGTAACCGATGAGTGACGGAGTTGAGTTTTCACTGATTGGCGTTGATGAGCTGGTGGGCAAGCTTTATGAAATCAGTGATGATTTACGGCGCCGTGGTGGACGCGCCGCCCTTCGTAAGGCAGGAAACATTATTGTTCGCAAAGCGAAAGAGAATGCAAGTCGTGTCGACGATACACTGACGCGGCGCAGCATCGAAGACAACATTGCGCTCAGATGGAACGGTTATCTCTTTCGGCAGACTGGCGACATCGCATTTCGAATCGGTGTGCTTCATGGTGCGGTTTTGGTTGATCATCCTGACCTGTCTCAAAATGCGCCGACTCCCCATTGGCGATTACTGGAATTTGGCACTGAAAAGATGGCCGCGCGTCCGATTATGCGACCTGCGATGAACAGCAGCATTAACGATGTGCTTAACACCTTCACAACTGAATACAGCAAATCCATCGACAGGGCGATTCGTCGTGCGAGAAAGCGAGGTGTTCAACCATGATGGCCCCGATTGCGCAAGTCCTCTTCAATGATCCGACCGTGATGAGCTTACTGGGTCCAAAAATATTACGTTTTTATAATTTTGGTAATCAGCCCATTACAAATCCAGTTTATCCCTATGCGGTTTATCAGAACTATGCCGGGTCGCCTGAAAATTATCTTGGAACATTACCAGACGCTGACACGTTTTCATTACAGGTGGATGTGTATTCACCTAAAGGTGATGAATGTGTGAATGTGGCGAAAGCGATTCGGGATGCTATTGAGCCACACAGTTATATTACCCGGTGGGGAGCACAGGAGGTTGATAATTCAAAGCAACCGTTAATATTCCGGTACTCGTTTGATGTCGACTGGATGGTTCTACGTTAAACATCTGAATCCGCCGCCGAAAGGCGGTTTTTTTTGCGTGGAGAAATTATGTCTGTATTAACTCAAGGCACTCAACTTTATGTTTACAATAACGTAACAGTCGGAGAGATTGAATGTATTACAGCGTTTAACCCAGGCTCAGCCCCAGCCGATCAGATTGAAGACACCTGTCTGAGTGAGAAAAGCACTCGGACCTATAAGAAAGGGCTTCGCACTCCGGCGCAGGCCTCGCTAACACTGAATGCCGATCCCGCAAACGCCAGTCACCTCATGCTGAGTAACCTGGCAGAAACCGCCGATCAGGAAGATTTGGTGTTTGCGATTGGCTGGAGTGATGGTGAATCGGAACCTGTTGTTGACACCTCAGACTCTGATGAAGCGGTTGATGGTCTGCTTCTGCCAACGGATCGCACCTGGTATGTCTTTAAAGGGTATGTGTCAGATTTCCCGTTTGATTTCCAGGCGAACACAGTGGTTCAGTCTACCGGAACCATTCAGCGATCAGGCGCGGGGATCTGGGTGCCGAAAGATGAGGACGCGGGTTCGTAATCAAGAAGAGCACACATTGATAACTTCCGCCTGTGTATACTTTGTATCATTCCCTCAGTTGATTTGAGGGAGACAGAAAGTGAATAAGTTAAAAGTGTTAGGTGTCGTGATTTTATTGGGTCTGGGTTTAAATAAGTTGATGGCAACTGATAGTGTTCCGTCAAACTATCTACCCGATACGACTAAACAAGCTTCTTTATCCGATAAAATCGATAACCTTGCTTATACGCTTCCTGTTAAATCTGTAACCCGTGTCGAAAAATCCGTGAAACACTGGGGTGTTCATTTTGAACATGACGATTTACGCGGTACATATATAAAATACAGTTCAAACGCATCACTGAACAAGAAAGTGTTTAACTTTCCTTATAACAAAGGCGCGTATTTAAGCATTAATTATCGTTCTTATGCTGTACACGGTGAGAACGGAAAAAAGAACGCGAAAACCAAAGATGTTTATCTGTATACAACCGATGGCCAGTTTGATTGTGGTTATGATGGATGTTATGCCTCTGTTCGCTTTGACGATGGGAAAGTTCAGCGTTTTGCCCTGAGTCGTTCAACAGGCGGTCGAAATGATGTGTTATTTGTTAATGATGCTCAGCGTTTTGTTAAGGCTGTTTCGCAACATAAGAATGCGATCATTGAAGTTCCGTTCTGGCAGTATGGCGGACAACAGTTTTCCTTTATTCTGCATGATGAAAATAACGTGATTTATTCCAGCTAATCACTGTAAATCTGAAAATCTCAACCCGCTTCGGCGGGTTTTTTCGTTTATGGGACACGATGAAGCTTACAATTGATAATTTGAAAGATTTGGGCGCGTTTACCGGGCGACCTGTTGAAAAAGAAATTGAATGGGTACAGGGCGAGGATACGTTTAAAGCGACGGTCTTTGTTCGGCCTATGGGTTATCAAACCGCGACCTCTGACATCATGGCGATTGGTGGCAAGATAGACGGCATCGCCGGACGCATCGCCGCATCAATCTGTGATGAGCAGGGCAAGCCGATTTTCACGCCTGACGATATAACAGGTGAGGCCGATCCAGAACGTGGGTCGCTGGATGGCGCATTAACTATCGCGCTGCTTCTCGCGATTCAGGAGGTCAACGATTTGGGAAAGGACACCAGCTCAGTGAAGAAGAAGAATTCTGGTGCGAACTCGTCCTGAATGGGATTGGTGGTAACACTATCGCAATCGCTCAGGAAAATCTCAGTCTCAGAGAATTTAAGATCTGGGCGCTTTACCGTAATCGTTATGGCTCATTAAATGCCGGTCTCAGAACAGAATGGGCGAGTGGGGTGATTTCAAGCGTGATGGCCAACGTCAACCGCGACAGCAAAACTCCGCCGTTCTCACCAACCGATTTCACTGAACACTTTAACGAACCAACACCAGAACCCACAGAACCCATTTCGCTCAAGGAGGCCATGAGCACCTGGGGTTAATCACTCAGTAACATCACCGCGTAAGCGGTTTTTTTATGGGGTAAGTATGGCCGCGAGATCCCTCGGAACACTAACCATCGACCTCATCGCCAAAGTTGGCGGGTTTATCGAGGGGATGAACAAAGCACAACGATCGGCGGATGACTGGCGCAAAAAAACCAAAGCCGCCGCGCTTGAAGCCGGTGCAGCGCTTGCCGGTGCCGCAGCCGCAGCCGTCACCGCCGCCGAAGCGGTCGGGACGGCCACCCTTGCGATGGTGAAAAACACCGCCGATCAGGTTGCCGAAACCGATCGCTGGGCGAAATCCCTGAACATTTCCACTCAGACCCTCCTTCAGTGGCAATATGCCGCGCAGCGGGCCGGACTTGCCGGAGACCAGATATCCGACATTTTTAAAGACATCAACGATAAACTCGGTGATGCGGTCCTGAATAAATCCGGGGATGCAGCTCAGGCATTAGACACACTGGGTTTGTCTGCCCAGAAGCTCCAGAAATTATCACCTGATAAAATTCTTGAGCAGATCGGCACGGCACTAAACAATTCAAATATCTCTCAGGCCGGAAAAACCAACATTCTCGAAAGTCTGGTGAATGACGGTTCGCGCCTGTTGCCGTTGCTGCAAAACAATAATGAACAACTGAACAAGTTCAAACAGCAAGCGAAGGATTTTGGCATAGCACCTGATGACAGCCAGATTCAAAATCTGGTGAAGGTCAGTAACTTTTTCCAGAATCTGTCCGCTCAGGTCGATGGCTTAAAAACCCAGATTTCCGCAGGGCTGGCAAATGTCGATCTCAGTCCGCTTCAGAACGGTCTCGATCAGTTACGTAAAACATTTACTGATCCAACCGTGTTACAGGGTCTGACAAAACTCGTCAGTGGTGTGGCTTCGCTGGTGGCCGATTTGGGTTCAATTGCCGCGAGGACAGCAAACTTTATCTCGCTTCTCTCAACGGTTTCGGACAGGTTCAAGGCCGGAGGCTATGTTGGATTTAACAACCAGCAGAATTCCGGCGCAAACAGTTTACCGCTGGGGAATATTCAGTTACCGACGCAACAGGCAACCGTAAACGATTTTTCAAATCATGGTCAGACCAATGGCGCAGATCAGGCCGCGAAGCAGCTCGCCAGCGCGTTTAAATCGGCCACTCAGGAATATCAGCGTCAGATTGCACTGATCGACACGACAGGTCGGAAAACACAACAGGTCACTGAGCTTCAGAAACTGAACTTCAACCTGGAAAGCGGAAATTTAAAAGGACTCAGCACCGCTCAGGCTAAACGGCTCACCGATCTGGCCACCGAAGTTGACAGGCTTAATGCTATCAAGAAAGCCAATCAGGATAATCTCGCCGTTCAGCAATATATCAACAATCTCAATCAGGCAAATGCCAACGCACAAGCCTCAAACGACATCAACACCAGCGGATTCGGTTTAGGCGATCAGGAAAAACAACGTCTTCAGGACATCATCAGTATTCGTCAGGATTATCTGTCTCAGCAACGCGATCTGGACCGTCAACGTTCAGCCGGCGACATCAATCAGAGTGTTTATGACAGAGAAACCAGCGCATTGAATCAGGCGTTACAAACTCGCATCGCCAGCCAGCAGGATTACTATAAAAAAATTGACGCTCTTCAATCTGACTGGCTGGCAGGTGCGACAGCCGGTTATCAGAACTGGGTCGACCAGACCTCGGACATCTCCTCGACAGTCTCGAATGATGTCAGCTCAGCGATGAACAGTGCGCTTGATAACGTCAATTCAGCATTAGAGGGAAATACGGTCAGTTGGAAACAGTGGAGTGTCTCTGTCCTCCAGATGATTGAGAAAGTCGCGGTTCAGGCCGCCGCCTCTCAGCTCTTTAGCGGTGCAGGGGGATTACTGAGTTCTCTCGCCTCTGGTGTTTCAGGCCTGTTTGGTGGAACCGCGACGGCGAACGCGAAAGGCGGGGTTTATGGTGCAGGTCTCAGCGCCTTCAGTAATTCGATCGTCAGCTCGCCGACGCTGTTTCGGTTTGCCAGTGGTGCCGGATTGATGGGGGAGGATGGACCTGAGGCGATCATTCCGTTACAACGCGCCTCGGATGGTTCGTTAGGTGTCAAAGCCAGCGGTTTAAATTCCGGGACGCAATCACCGAACGGCGGTGTTCAGGTCAATATCACGATCTCCGATTCCGGTTCACAGTCGACCACCAACGCGGCTGACTGGCGTCAGTTCGGTAATGAGATCGGACGATTTGTTGATGAACGCTATAAACAAAATCTGTCTCGCGATCTGCGAGACGATGGGGATATTGGTCGTGTGGTCAAAGGAAGGCGATAAATCACTTACTTTGATCCGTAATCATTCCCGACAGGCATAGCATTTGAGGTGAAATCTAACTGTCTCTCTTTTGTTAAGGAGTGAATATGTGGGATCCCGATGGTGTTCAGTATTTACATTCGCCGCTTGAAACAGAAATGCAGGGATTATTTGAGCAAAAACTTAAGGTTCAGAAATTCCTGAGGAAAAACAATATCGATTTTGATTCAGATATTTCTTTAGACGCGTTACTTTCTCTTTTACCTGAAGAAGACAGAGAATTGTTTCGCTAGACCTCTCAGACAATCACAAACCGCCGCCTGGCGGTTTTTTTTCGTCTCAATAAAGGCGCTCTATGGCCATCGAAACGTTCACCTGGTGCCCACGAATTAACGCATCGGGCGACATGACTTTCAATGTTCGCTCGATCCAGTTCGGCGACGGTTATCAGCAGGTCGCCGGAAACGGACTCAATACCCGCTCTCAGAACTGGAACCTGACCTTTACCGGTACTGAGGCCTTTATAGAGGAAATTAAAACCTTTCTGGATGAGCGAGGCGGAACACAGGCGTTTGCCTGGGAACCTCCCTCAGAGTCATTGGGCCTCTACCGATGCGCCTCCTATAACCCGACCGCTCTCGGTGCGGGTCTCTTTGAACTGACCGCAACTTTTACCCAGGCGTTTGCACCATGAGTTTAACGAGCGATTATCAGAAGCTGGAACCCGGAAATGAAATCCGACTCTATGAGGTGGACGGGTCCGCGTTCGGCGTCGATGAAGTGTTACGATTCCACTCCCATAACATCCCCCATACCGAAGAGGAAATTCTCGCCGCGAACGGTGATGAGTCTCAACTTCCGGCTAAATCTGTCTGGTGGCAAGGTCTCGAATATTCCGCGTGGCCCTGCAAGATAGAAGGCCTTGAGGTGTCCACGACAGGAAGCGCCCCGTCACCAAAGTTAACCGTCGCCAACCTCAACGGCTCGATCACCGCGCTCTGTCTTCAGTTTCAGGACATGCTTCAGGCGAAAGTATCCATTCACGACACGCTCTCGCAATATCTCGATGAAGAAAATTTTACAGACGGCAATCCGACAGCGGATCCGACTCAGGAAAAGCTTCGCGTTTTTTATATCGACAGTAAAAGCAGCGAAACAAAAATTCAGGTCGAATTCACGCTGTCGAGTCCGATGGATCTCCAGGGACTGCAAATCCCGACCCGTCAGCTTCATGCCGTTTGCACCTGGTGTATGCGCGGAAAGTACCGTTCAGGCGATGGCTGTGATTATGCCGGAACCAACTATTTCGACAAATTTAATAATCCTGTCGACGATCCCGCACTTGACGTGTGTTCAGGGAGTGTAACGGGCTGCAAGTTACGATTCGGGGCAGATAATCCGCTGTCGTTTGGTGGTTTCCCAGGCACTTCGCTTTTAAGAACATAACTTATCCAAAATCGCTCAGTCTGATCAGTTATCTCTCTCCTCCTTCTTATTATCGAGTCATACCCAAAACAGAGGTTTCTATGTTCGCGAAGGTCAATGATACGGAAATTTTCTTTGATGTAGACGGTTCCGGCCTCGATGCCGATGTGATCAGTCTGCCGGAAAAACCGGTCATGATTATGCTGAATGGCGGAATGGGTTTCGACCACGGCTATCTTCGGCTGGGCTTTTATGATTTCGCTGAACACTTTCAGTTGATTTATACCGATATGCGCGGACAAGGGCGATCACCTGAGGTGAAATTAACCTCGATTACCTTTGACCAGATGGCCGATGACGTGGATCAACTGATGGAAGGCTTAGGTATTCCATCCGCGATCATCTTTGGTCATGCCTCAGGAGGCTTTGTCGCGCAAAGTCTCGCGGTTCGTCACCCTGAACGCGTGAAAGCGATGATTCTGGTGTCGAGTTCAATGGGTTTAACGGTTTTACCGCGTGAGGGCGATGATCTGAGTCGTTCCCCGTCTTTAAAAGACCTTGCGCCGGAAGAGCTTCTTCCGATGGCGCATAACTTTTTTTTCAATCCTGGGTCGATTTCTCTGGAAGAGTTTAATGATTACGCCTTGCGCGTCGGTCCTTATTATCTCGCTCCTGAGAATCGGGAACAGTTTCAACACATTCTCGGTTATACGATGCGAAATATTGATTTGATTAATTATTTCCGTCATCTGATGCCTTTTTATAATTCCGCCGGGAAAGTGAGTCTCATTAAAGCGCCAACATTAATTTGTTCGGGCTTTTATGACTGGCCTTGTCCGCCATTCTCATCGAGGATGCTCGCGGACAAAATCCAGGGTGCATCACTCGTTGAATTTGAACACTCAGGACATTTTTTGTTTATTGAGGAACACGACAAATTTAAAGAACTGGTGATGCGTTTTATTGATGGGTTATCGGAAAAGCAATCCTGACCCCATTACATTTGAGGTACATATGTTTGTTAATGTAAATGGAAAACGTATTTTCTTTGATATTGTCGGTGAAGGTCATAATGGGTCAACACCTCAGCTTGAGGAAAAACCTGTTTTTCTGGCGGTCCACTGTGCATCCGGTTTCGACCACGGCTATTTACGGTGCGGGATCGACATCCTGACGATGTTAGGGCAGGTCATTTATCTGGATTTACCCGGTTCAGGCCGGACCGGAGGGGATGCATCGGAGATCACGTTTGAATCCCTGGCGGATGATATCTGTGAATTCATGAATGTTCTGGGCCTGAACAAAGTCTATCTATTAGGCCATTGTGCGGGTGGGTTCGTTTCTCAGATTTTCGCCTTGCGTTACCCTGAAAAGCTGAAAGGACTGATTCTGGTCAATACCGCGCCCAGCTTTGAAAAAATCATCGAAGAAGGCAAACCAAACCCCACACTCGCCGAACGTGCGCCTGAAGATGTCGTTCAGGCCTGCATTAAGGTTTACGGTCAGGGCATCATCACGCCTGAAACCGTTGATGAGTGTTTCCACAAGGTCGGACCTTATTTCCTGTCCACCTTCCAGATGGACAACTTCAAACGGGTCTTTTCCTATACCGGTCTTGCTTTGCCTATGCTGGATCGTTTTGTTAATCATATTTACAAGACCTATGACGTTCGCGATCAGCTCAAGAACATCGAGCTGAACACGCTCGTCATTGCGGGTAAACATGACTGGCTGACGCCTCCCAGCGGCGCACGTTTCATCGCGTCTCAGATCAAAAATTCAATGTATGTTGAATTTGATAATTCCTGTCATGTTTCGTTCGAAGAGAACCGGACCGGCTTCATTCGTTCTGTCTCGTCGTATGTTAAAAAGAATGAGACTGGGGAATTTTAATGTTCGCAACTATCAACGGGACAGAAATCTTTTTTGATGTTGTAGGTGAACAGCTCGATGCCAGTACGCCACAGCTCAATGAAAGAGAAACCATCATTTGTCTTCATGGTGGATTGGGTTTCGATCATGGCTATCTTCGCCAGGGGCTTGATCCACTGGCAGTGAACTACAACCTGATTTATGTCGATCTACGTGGTCAGGGTCTGTCAGCGAAAGTCCCGCTCGAAACCATCACGCTCGAACAGATTGCTGATGATATTCGGGCATTGATAGAGGTGATTGGTCTCGAACGTGCGATTATCTTTGGCCATTCGGCGGGTGGATTTGTCGCACAAATCATCGCTATCAATCATCCTCAGGTCGTTAAAGGTCTGATCCTGTGCAACACCAGCTCAGGAAAAGCCTTTTCCCCTTCAGAGACATTGAAAGAGAATGTTCCGATGCTGGAAGATCGCGCCCCGAAAGAGGTGGTTCAACTCGCTCATGATCTCTTTTCAGGTGCAAAGAATTTCACTTTGTCACCGAAAAAGAATTGTGAATGGATGGGACGAACGATTGATTACGATGAAATGAGTTATCTGAGGCAAGAATTTTTCAGGAAAGTCGGTCCTTATTATATGGCACCGAATCACATGGATAAGTTTCAAAAAGTGATGTCATTCACTCGCCGTTCACCGGAGGTGATGGATCACTTTGTTCATAACATTCTTCCGCATTATGATATTCACGAATTCATCTATGATATTGTCGCACCAACCCTGATCATTTCAGGAGCTTACGATTGGGTCTGTACCCCAGCGGCAAGTGATTATATTTCATCACAGATCCCGTTATCCGTTCATATTTGTTTTGAGGATTCAGGTCACTTACCCTTTATCGAAGAGCCACAAGTGTTTATCAGAATGGTGAAATCGTTTATCGATAAACTCATTCATCCTAAAGACGAAATCTGAAAGACATACACACTCAAACCCGCGAAAGCGGGTTTTTTTATGAGAAAAAACGGTGAATCAGGAAATTACTCAGGCGATTTTCGATCATGCTAAGCGTGATTATCCGGCTGAATGTTGTGGTGTGGTGATCCTCAAAGACAAAAAAGAACATTACCGGCCATGCCGAAACCTTTCTCAAACCCCATCAGAAAAGTTTATTCTCGCGCCGAAAGATTTTGCCCAGGCTGAAGAGGAAGGTTTCATTACCGCTATCGTGCATAGTCATCCCGATGCCACCAGCAGACCCAGTAAGCTCGATGAGGCGATGTGTGATGACAGTGGCGTTCCCTGGGTCATTGTGAGCTGGCCAGAGGGCGATCTGAGAATGATTTACCCTCGCGGCGAACTCCCGCTTCTGGAACGTCCGTTTGTCCTGGGTCATTCCGATTGCTGGGGCCTGGTGATGAGCTATTTCAGACAGGTTCACGGCGTCGAGCTGACCGATTATCGCGTTGATTTTCCGTGGTGGGAGGATGAATACCCTGAAAATCTTTATCGCGATAACTGGTATGCGTGCGGGTTCAGAGAGTTTACAGGTCCGCCAAAGCCTGGCGACCTCATCATGATGCAAATTCAGTCAAAGAAATGGAACCATGCGGGGATCATGCTTGAGAAAAACATGATGCTTCACCATCTTTATGGCCGACTGAGTAACAGAACGCCTTACGGCGGATACTGGCGAGAGAGAACCATGAAAATCGTGAGGCATGAAAAATTACGATAAAAAAAGCCCCGCAGAGTTCGGAATTCAGCGGGGGCTTTTGATTAACACATTCACGCGAAGACTCTATGAGTTGAGGTAGCCAACTTCCTGTAAAGGGGGCGGAAGCGACTGAGGTCAGTATAGTGAGCTGAATCTGTTAATTGATCTCAATCTGTGCGAATAATGTTCAGAAAAATACAAAGAGTGACGATGAGCGTTTTTCGCACGGTTTGACACTTAAAAGATTAATAATGAAGAGATTTTTAGTCGTTGAAAGTGTTATAATTTTGTCGCTGTGCTTTCGGCTGTTTGCCGTGAGCAAGTGTGATCGGCAGGCAAAAGAAAGCCCCAGCGAATTTTTCAACTCAACTGGGGCGACTTCATGCTTCGACAACATGAGAGTAGCCCTTTATCGTTAATGCGTCAACGTTTGAGGGTTCAATATGCGAAACAAACTCACAGTGATAACCGTTGTGATTTGTCTTACCGTCCTTTGTGTTATTGGAATGGAACGAGACAGACTTTGTGACTTCCACCTGAAAGCGGAGGGAATAGAGGTTTCAGCCATGTTGAACTACGAACTTAACTGATAAAGGCTGACGGCGGCGGGAAACCGCCGCCACTCAGTCAGGTGTCGTGCAAGCCGAAAAGCACAGTGTTTTAACAACCCGCCTCGCGCGGGTTTTTTTATGGTGAAAAAATGTCTGAGGTAATGACGCGCATAGAACTGAGCGGAATTCTGGGAAAGACATTCGGCAAGGTTCACTATCGTTCCATTTCAAAAACATCAGAGGCGGCGAGGGCGCTGGCGGCAACCGTCAAAGGGTTTGAGTCGTTCATGATTACCAGCAAGCGACGAGGCCTGACGTTCTCTGTCTTTCGTGGCAAGACCAATATCGGATTTGATGAGCTGGGTTATCCGGTGTCCGGTGAAACGATTCGAATTGTCCCTGTGATTATTGGCAGCAAGCGCGGCGGACTTCTTCAGACCATTATCGGCGCGGTTCTCGTCGTCGTCGGTGCGGCAATTTCTTATTTCACAGGTGGTACAGCGTCAGCGGTCGGACTGGGCATCGCGAAATTTGGTGCAGCGCTCGCTATCGGTGGCGTGATTCAGATGATGTCTCCCCAGCCTGGCGGACTCGTCACAAAAGACGATGCCGATAATGCGCCGTCTTATGCCTTCGGTCAGCCAACCAATACCGCCGCACAAGGTTATCCCGTTCCTCTTCTTTATGGTCAGCGTCGCATCGGTGGCGCGGTCATTTCAGCCGGGATCTATATCGAAGACCAGCAATAAGGGCCATGCATGAACGAGATCATGACTCGCATTGAGTTAGGTGGCGTCTTAGGGAGAACATTCGGGAAAGTTCATCATCGCCTGATTTCTAAAACACAGGAAGCCGCCCCCGCCTTAGCCGCCACGATTCAGGGATTTGAGAAATACATGATTTCCAGCCGAAAGCGCGGACTGACGTTTTCGGTTTTCAAAGGTAAGACCAATATCGGATTCGATGAACTGAAAAAGCCGGTATCTGGTGATGTGATCAGAATCGTTCCAGTCATCATCGGCAGCAAACGCGCCGGGTTGTTACAGACGATTATCGGTGTTGCCCTGATTGCGATAGCGATCTTTGCGCCCTGGGGATCGGCGATTGCCGGAAGTAACTTTGTTTTTAATGTCGGTGTGGCCGTCAGTCTGGGCGGCGTGGTTCAGTTGCTTTCCCCTCAGGCCTCAGGGCTGTCTTATAAAGACGATGCCGATAACGTTCCATCCTACGCCTTTGGCCAGCCGACAAACACCGCCTCTCAGGGTTATCCGGTTCCGTTGCTCTATGGCCAGCGCCGAATCGGTGGCGCGATTATCTCAGCCGGAATTTACGTCGAAGATCAGCAATAACCTCCCTCATCCGAACGGGCCGCTCAGCGGCCTTTTTTTATGGGCGCAATATGAACCAACCTAAGAAAATTTCAGGTCGAAAGGGCGGCTCATCCTCAACACGAACACCTGTCGAACAGCCGGATGATCTCCAGTCAGTCGCAAAAGAAAAAATCCTTCTCGCGTTAGGTGAGGGTGAGTTCGCCGGAGAGCTGACCGGCGAAAACATCTTTCTCGATGGAACGCCGTTACTGAATGCGGATGGTTCTAGCAATTTCAGCGGTGTGAGCTGGGAATTCCGATCCGGCACTCAGGACCAGACTTATATTCAGGGATTGCCAGGAACAGAAAACGAAATCGCTGTTGGAACCAACATCACTGAGGATGCAGGGTTTACCCGAACATTCACAAACGCGCAGCTCTCAGCCGTCCGATTTCGTATTCAGTGGCCAGCCTTGTTTGAACAGGAAACCAACGGCGATTTAAACGGTTACTCGATCTCTTATCAGATAGCGGTTCAGACTGACGGCGGCCCGTTCAACACGGTCATTGATACCGCTGTTACTGGCAAAACGACTACAGGTTATGAGAGAAGCCATCGCATCGATCTCCCTCAGGATGGTTCGACCTGGAGTGTTCGTCTGACCCGAACCACGCCTGTTCAGAACAGTGCCAGAATTGGCGACACGATGACCCTTGAAAGTTACACAGAGGTTATCGATGCGAAATTGCGTTATCCAAATACCGCGCTTTTGTACATGGAATTTGATTCCAGCCAGTTTAACGGGAGCGTTCCTCAGATAACGTGTGAACCTAAAGGACGTATTATCCGTGTACCGGACAATTACGATCCTGATACACGCACCTATACAGGAACATGGGACGGCACATTTAAATTCGCCTGGACTGATAATCCGGCGTGGGTGTTTTACGATCTGGTGGTGACTGATCGGTTCGGTCTGGGCGATCGTCTGACCGTCGACAATATCGATAAATGGAATCTCTATACCGTCGCCCAATACTGTGATGAACTCGTGCCAGACGGGTTAGGCGGCAGCGGAACAGAACCGCGTTTTAAATGTGATGTGTACGTTCAGACCCGCGCTGATGCCTATACAGTATTCCGGGATTTTGCGGCGATATTCCGTGGAATGACTTACTGGGCAGGTGATCAGATTGTTGCCCTCGCTGATATGCCGCGTGATGTCGATTACAACTACACAAACGCGAATGTCGTTGATGGCCAGTTCGCTTATTCCAGCTCAAACACTAAAACCCGCTATACCTCAGCCCTGGTCTCCTATTCCGATCCTGATAATGGTTATGCGAATGCGGTTCAGCCTGTCTTTGAGGCCGATTTAGTCACGCGTTATAAAACCTTTAATCAGTTAGAGCTTACCGCGATAGCCTGTACCCGGCAAAGTGAGGCTGACAGGCGAGGGCGCTGGGGGATCCTGACTAACGTTCAGGATAGGGTCGTTAATTTTCAGGTCGGTCTTGACGGGGATATTCCGTTACCAGGTTATATCATCGCGGTGGCGGATGAGTATCTTTCTGGCCGTGTTGCCGGGGGTCGCATTTCCTCTGTGAACGGTCGGGTCATCACGCTGGACAGGACACCGAACGCGGTTGAGGGAGACCGCCTTCAGTTAAACCTTCCCTCAGGGATTTCTGAGGCGAGAACCATTGAGTCGATCGCCGAAAACATCATTACGGTATCTGTTGCGTATTCTGAAACACCTGAGGCTGAATCAGTGTGGGTGGTTGAGTCTACGGAGGTGCTCGCGCAGCTCTACCGCGTTTCAATGATCTCGATGTCGGATGATGGAAATTTCAGTATTACCGGCAGTACGTATGATCCTAGTAAATATGATGCTATCGATAATGGTGCTCAGCTTGAATCCAGACCGATAAGCGTCATCCCCGCAGGGACACAGAACGCCCCGCAGAACATTGTGATCGACGAATACAGCGTTGTGAATCAGGGCATCAGCCTTCAGACAATGCGTGTTCAGTGGGACAAAACAGATAATGCGCTTGCGTATGAAGCCCAGTGGCGACGAAATTCAAGCAACTGGATCAACGTTCCGCGCACATCGACAACATCATTTGAGATCCCAGCCATCTACACAGGAACTTATGTCGTCAGGGTCAGGGCGATCAATGCGGCTGAAATCTCGTCGGGATGGACAACCTCAGATGCAGTTGAATTAACCGGCAAAGTCGGTAATCCGCCTGTCCCTCTGGGATTCAGTGCGACAACGGATGTTGTCTGGGGAATCACCTTAACCTGGAGTTTTCCTGATAACACAGAGGACACGCTCAAGACAACGATCCAATATGCCACTAATCCTGATGGAACTGATGCGCTTCTTCTCTCAGATGTCGCTTATCCCAGTCATGTTTATGTCATGCAAGGATTGTTGTCAGGTCAGGGATTTTGGTTCCGGGCTAAGCTGGTGGATAAAACAGGGAATGAATCTGATTACACGGATTGGGTTCACGGTGAGGCGTCTGAAAACATCCCCGATATCATCGGTGATATCAGTAATCAGATTGAGGCATCACCCGCATTTCAGGCGATTAATAGAAATCTTGCTGATAATGCCGCTGCGATCCTTGAGAATGCTCTTGCTAACAATGCGACGGTTAATCGTCAGTTTGCCCAGTATGGGGAAGTTAAAGCTGAAATCCTCACGGTAAGCACGACAGTAGCCGATCAGACGCAGGCTTTAGCGGACCTTGAAACGCAGCTCACCGCCGAAATCGGAGAAACTCAAGCCCTCATCGATGAAAAACTGACGGCGAACGTTACTGATGATGGAACAGCCACAGCGACGTTCAGTTTAGAAGTCGGTGTGACGCGGAACAGTACGTTTTATTCAGCAGGAATGGCGATCGGGATCGCGCCTGACACGACAGGAACTTATCGTTCAACGGTCGTTTTCAGCGCGGATCAGTTTGGTATTTATTCAGGTGGATCTCCTGATGCCTATCAACTCGCGTTCAGTGTTTTTAATGGTCAAACATTTATCAACCAGGCATTCATTCAGGATGCATCCATCACTAACGCGAAAATCGGTGATTTCATTCAGTCAAATAATTATGTTTCGGGTTCAACAGGCTGGAGCATAAATAAAAATGGTGGGGCTGAATTCAGTAATGTGACCATTCGCGGAACAGTGATAGCGACGAATGGACAACTTTCAAATGTCGTAGTCGATCAGACTTGTACTGTAGAAAACTTGCGCGCAGAAAATATTCAGGGTGATCTCATGATCGGTTCTGACGCCATAGATTCTAAAGTTATTGGAGCAGCAAATGATCCTAACGCGATAGTACAAAATCAGTTATATCCAATTTGCTCATTCCCTGGCGCTCCGTTTACCAGAAGAGTTACTTTTACTGAAAAAGTTAATTTTATTCAGTCTCAAAGAAACGTCATCCAGATTGTTTCAGATGACGGGACTGTAATATTTTCTTTTGATACTGGAAACCCCCCAAGTGGCGGGAATACTTTACCTCAGAGTATTTCAGGAGATATTCCAGCCACAAGTTATGATGTAACACAAACTTTATACGTAAGATGGACTTCAAGAGGAGGTGCATTTGAAGCTATTTTTACAGGGGTAGTTTTAATATTCAAATCAGCAAGCTCAGTTGTTTGGGATTAATTTATGAGGTTTCGATATGTCAAATTTTATTGGTTCTGACTCTATCCAAAGTTTACAGATTGGCGCTGCGAATAATCCAAATAGTATCGTTCAAAATGAAGTTTATCCTGTTTGTCGTTTCCCTGGTTCTCAGGTTGAACGTCGCCTTACTTTTTCAGATCCTATTCGGTTCACTCAATCTCAACGTAATGTTATTGAATTTGTTAATGAAGGAGGTGAAGTTGTTTTTTCATTCGATACAGGTAATCCTCCTTCAGGTGGAGCAACAATTGAACAGTTTGTAAGCATTAATATCCCCGCGACTGAACTTTCAATTCAAACGATTGGTATTCGCTGGACAAGTCGCGGCGGACCGTTTCAGGCGAACTTTGTGGGAAACATTTTTGTTTTTGATGCTGCTGAAATGGTGTCCTGGGGATAAATCAAATTCTCTCTAAGGTAACTGAAACCCGCTTCGGCGGGTTTTTTTACGTCTAAATCCTGGGGTCGATAATGTCAGTAGGTACTTTATCAGTAACGAATGCCTCAACTTCAGTTACAGGTTCAGGCACAACGTTTACGACTGATCTCAGTTCAGGTGATTTCATCCTGTTTGTGATCGGTGGGACGACATACACTTATCCCATTATTTCAGTTGAGAGTGACACGGCTTTAACGCTGGTGGATGCCTTCGATGGACCTACAACAGAAGATGTTAGTTATAGTGCTGTGCCATCTGGGGAAATGGTATCGGTGCCGATGCAGCTCATTTATCAGAGCACTCGCGCGATCCGTGGATTGAATCTGGATAAGGATAACTGGCTTCAGGTCTATTCATCCTCTGATGAGATCACAGTCAATCTTCCTGATGGTTCTTCTTTTACAGGTCCGAGCTGGCTAGAAGTTTCTCGCGGAATTGATGCCACAAACTTAGATGCAGCGAATGCTATTGCTGATCGAATGGAAGCCTCAGAAGAGGCAGTCCAGGCTTCAGCAGATGCCGCAGCAGCTTCAGCAACAGACGCAGCAAATTCAGTAAGTACCATCCAGCAAAGTGCTACTGATGCAGCAAACAGCGCCGCAGCCTCCGCAGTAAGTGCAACACAATCTCAAAATTCGGCTGATTCGATTGGTGATGCTGTTACTCAATCAGCAGCCAGTGCAGCGGCAGCAGCAGACAGCGCTACTTTTGCCACCTCTGAAGCTGACAGAGCAACAACTGAAGCTGATAAGCTGGGTAACACGAATGATTTCGCAGCAATCCTTGATACGATCGATATTGATAATGCTGATGTAACCTTTAAGGGGAATGTCGCGGGTGCTGATGCGGTAGACCTCAATGATTATGTCACCCTTAACCAGCTCAACAACATCGCCTATGTGAGTGATGATTTTGCGGGGCTAGCAAATATTGTACCTGTTGAAGCGGGGCAATTTGCTTTTCTGCGTTCTTATAACACTGGTACAGGTTATGGAGGCGGGATTTTTGTTGCTGTTGCAGGTTCAGCAACAAGCGACAGCGGAATGATCCAGTCAGTCAATGATGATTTTCATTGGAAGCGATACATTGACCCGGCAAAAGCTGATGTAACGATGTTCGGTGCGATCGCGGATGGTACAACAGATTGCATTGATGCTGTAACCGCTATGTTCAACTGGTATACAGGAAGCGGAAATATCTTCCAGCGGATCGGGATTCAGTTTCCGGCGGGTGAGTTCGCGATTTCATCAATGCCAGCCGTCACCGATCAAATTCCGATGTTTCGTTGTGTAGGTTTAGGCCATGACCAACTGGGATATAACAATGCAACGAGGCTTTGGTTAATCGGAGATGCTGATTCCATTGTTTTTGATGTCGTCGCTCGCTGGACAGAGATCGGGAACTTCCAGATTCAAGGCGATGGACTCGCAAACGATACGGTGATTCGACATTTCTTCAGAAATTCTGTCACGCAAGGGCAACACGTCCGCGTTTTCAACATGTATATTCAGGACGTTTACGGACGCATGTTCCAGTTGATTGACACACTCGATTCAAAATTCAGTCAGGTTTACGCCCAGCGCGGACACGATAACCTGATCCGCGTTCTGGCATCAGGAGAAGCATCATGGGACCACTCAACAGCGATTGAGATTTCGAACAGTACCATTCAGAACTTCCGAGCTGACAGCGATCAGGCTGGCGTGTTCTTCATTCCTCACTGTACTCAGGCGATGATGTGGAACGTCTGGATCGAATTTTGTGATTATCCTGGCAACCTGACTAACGGTGAATGGGCCTTACATGATCTGGCGATGGAATCGAACACCAATCCCCTGTATATGGGGCAGACACGTTTAGCTCAGTACAGTTGCAGCAATGCAAACGGGGCAGGGATAGACATTCTCACTGATAAAAGCGTGAACAACATTACAGGAGAATATGAAACCCATACGCTTTCAAGTTATGAGTTTGGACAGGTCGCAATTTATTCACATGGCATCTATGCGAATGCAGCGCTTCAATCCTCATTGAATTACACAGGGAAAATGTATTCCAATTCAGGCAGCGGATCAGCAGTTTGGATAAACATAGGTTATTTCGTCGGTGCGGCAACGGCTGAGCAATTCAGGATCCATATCGTTACGCGTAATGGATTCGCAACACCCAGTTCGACGAATGGGGGGTTAGAAGGGGATTGTTTCATTACTATTCAGAACAGGAGCGCTGTTGGTAGTACAGTAACCTGGCACGGTAACGGAAACACATCAGGGATCACCGCTGTTCGTTATGAAAAACCGTTCGCCTCAGATACACGTATCTATGTCCAGTTGGCAGGTTTCAGCCGAATGGGTGTCAATGTCCTTTCAACAGGAACCACACGCATCGATGCAGGCACACACAGTTACGTTAACTGGTCGATGACAGAAATCAGTTCAGATGATTTAAACGCGATAGACGGCCTTCTGACACCCATAAGCGTGAACAGATGGGGAACAACCACAGCCGGAATAATCGCGGATGGTGATAATACTGTTTTAGATTTTTACACAACGGCAGTAACAGAAGCGAATACTTCAAAGATGGTTCTACGTCTGAACGGAACAGAGGGGAGGGTTCCTTTTCAACCAGGAAGTTTCTGTAATATCGGACATTGGCGCGTTGCTGATTTGCTTGCCAATACGACAGCCAGTTTAGGTGATGTAACGACTGTAAACGCATTTGTCGATAATACTGGCGCAAATCAACGCCAACAGGCTGTTACTTATGACGGCACAAACTGGAGAACGATGGACGGATCAGTATTTGTCGTGAGTGCGCAATAAAAATTCGAGCCTTAACCTATATCAGAATTAAAAAAAACAAAATGTGAGCTTTTTTAAGCTCACATTTATTCAGAAACTTCGCATAACTTGATAAGTTTTAGTAATGCTCGTCTTTAATATTCATAATCTCTGTTAGTTTTAGCGAGATTGAATA